CAAATGCCTTGGAAGCCAACGGTTCCTGGCGAGATCCCCACGCTAGGTATGATCGCCATCCAGTGGATGAAGACGTACTTGGCCACACCGGACTCGACGGAATACCGCCCCTTCATCCCGTATCTTGAACAGGAGGACTTCATCCTCCGGTGGTATGCGCTGCATCCTGATGGGACGCGCCGTTTCCACCGAGGTGTCCTCGGCCGCCCCCGCGGCTGGGGGAAGTCTCCCCTCCTGGCTGCCATGGCCTGCGTCGAGGCCCTCGCTCCCGTCAAGTTTGACGGTTGGGACGCGAATGGACAGCCAGTTGGCCGCCCCTGGGCAACCGTGCGGAAGCCCTGGGTCCATATCGCTGCTGTGTCTGACGATCAGACGCGCAACACGTGGGAGCCCATCCTCGACATGCTGGGGCCCGACGCTCCTGTTCATGATGACTACCAGATCGACGTTATGGAGACGTTCGTTGGGCTACCGCGACGAGGCCGCATCCAGGCGGTCACTTCTGCTGCTCGTACTGTCAAGGGTGCCCGTGCGCACTTCGCGGTTCTTGATCAGACTGAGGAGTGGGTACCATCTAACGGTGGACCTAAGCTGGCACGTACCATGCGGACCAACGCCGCCAAGGTTGGTGGTACGACTCTGGAGTCCCCGAACGCATACACACCTGGCGAGGATTCTGTAGCCGAGCAGAGCGCGAACTACTGGGAGGACATCAAGCTCGGACGCGCTCTCAACGAAGGTCTGTACTACGATCACCGCGAAGCCTTCGCCGACACCGATCTGGGCGACTACGACTCACTGATTAGAGGTCTCAGGTACGCATATGGGGACTCGTCAGGTCATCCTGACGGCTGCACCATCCACGAACCGCCTTGCGCGCCTGGCCATGTGGACCTCGACCGCCTCGTGTCGACCATCTGGGACACTACGCAGCTCGAGGAGGACTCGCGCACTGACTTCCTGAACCAGATCACGCAGGCGGCCGACTCGTGGGTCAACAAGGTGCAAGTACAGGCCTGTGTGGACGCCTACGCGCCAATGCCACACCTGAAGGACGACATCGTGCTCGGCTTCGACGGGTCTCGTGGTCGTGCGAAGGGCAAGGCAGACGCGACAGCCCTTATCGCAGTGCGTGTTTCGGATGGACTCACCTGGGAGATCGGCGTTTGGGAGCCAGGCATCAAGGAGAAGGACTGGCAGCCTCCCCACATGGAGATCGACCGCACGGTCGACGAGACCATGGAGCGTTTCCGCGTCGTCGGCTTCTACGCGGATCCGTCTGGGTGGCAGGAGTTCATCTCGAAGTGGGAAGCGCAGTACCGAAAGCGCTTGAAAGTCATGGCCACAGCGAAGAACCCCATCGCGGTGTGGCCGAGAGGTAAAACGTCGTCCGTGGTCGAGGCTGTCGAGCATGCTCGGGTCGCTATCGCCACGCAGGAGTGCAAGTTGGACGCTGGGTCGTCCGCTTACCTCCGTAAGCATCTGCTCAACGCCCGCAAGCGCGAGACACCCCGCGGTGACTTGCTCTACAAGGCTTATCCGATGTCCCCAGACAAGATCGACGCGGCCTATGCCTTCGTCATGGCGTGGAAGTGTCGAACTGACGCGCTTAGCAAGGGCTTTGGCCGGACTAACAAGGCTAGCTCAGGAAGGATTGTTGTCACATCATGACCTCATCGCTGGGCGCCGGCCCCTATGTCATGCAGGCACCCCTCGGTATCGAGGATGCAGCCCTGCTCCAGCAACTCGAGAACAAGGTGGGCTCCTACAAGCAGATCAACAAGCTGCTGAAGGCCTACTACGAGGGGAACATCTGGCTCAACAAGATCGGCTTCTCCGTTCCGCCGAAGATGAAGGAGTTCCAGACCGTCGTCGGCTGGCCCGCCATCATCGTGGACGTTATCGAGGAGCGGTTGAAGTGGAAAGGCTGGTTTGACCTTTCGATCCTCGAGGAGACGCCGCAGCAGGAGGGGCCCGATGAGTTCGATCCTGACGCAGATCCTCTCGAGGACATCCCCGAGCCGGTCAGCACGGACCCGGCGACCCAGAAGTTCTTCGATGACGTCTACCTCGACAACGAGCTCGAGGCCGAGGCGCCGATGGTTCACCTCGACGCGCTCATCTATGGCTGTGGATTCGCGTCTGTCGGCACACGGGACCCTGATGATCTGGACAAGAAGACGCCGCTGGTCACCACGGAGTCGACAGAGCTGACCACAGGGATCTACGACCCGCAAAAGCGTAGGCTCACAAGCGGAGTCATCTTCCGCACCGACGACGACGGCAACATCATGCGGGCCGCGTTGCTGAAGGCTGATGAGACGATCTACCTACGGAGGCTCGGTGTCGGAGGACGATGGATTGTCGACCACAAGGACCCGCACGGCCTGGGACGAGTTCCGCTGGTACCGTTCATCAACCGGCCCATGGGCTCTCGACGTACGGGTCGGTCGGAGATCACTCGGCCCATACGCGGTTACACGGATATCGGTGTCCGCACAATTCTGGGAATGGAGACGAACCGAGAGTTTTTCTCTGCACCGCAGCGGTACGTTCTGGGAGCTACGGAGGAGGACTTCCGCGACGAAGCAGGGAATAAGATTCCTGGGTGGCAGTCCATCGTCGGTCGTCTTTGGGGCATCGGGCGTAACGAAGACGGTGAGCTTCCCGAGGTGGGTCAGTGGGATCCTGCTCCGAGCCGGCCGTATCTTGAACAGATCCAAGGCCTTTCGCAGCTTGTCGCCGCGGATGGTGCAGTGCCGCAGACGTACCTCGGCTTCATGTCCGACAACCCTGCATCTGCCGACAGCATCCGGGCCCTCGAGTCCCGACTGATCAAGCGAAGCGAGCGTCGGATCACTTCCTTCGGTCGCTCGTGGGCTGAGGTCGGTCGCCTCGCGTGGCTGATGGACGACAGCACTCCTGATGAGACGCCGCGTCTCGACACCGACTGGGGCAACCCAGCCACGCCGACAATGCAGGCCGATGCTGACTGGGCTATCAAGCTGATCGGCGTCAAGGTGCTATCCCCGAACTCGACCATCGCTCGAAACCGCTTGGGCTTCAGCAAGAGCGAGCAGGCGATCATCGAGCAGGAGAACCGTCGCGAGGAAGCGAAGGCGCGAGTGCAGGCGGCACGCGATCAGGCCAACGCATTGAAGATGGCGGAACAGCAAGCAGAGATCGGAGCACGTTATGGTCAGCCGGGAGGACCTCAGGGAGGAGCTGGAGGCGCTGGAAAGGGAGCTCCTCCGCCTGATTCCTCAAATCCTCGTGGGCGCCAGTCCTCGAGAGGTAACGGAGGAGTATCCGGTCGCCGTAACGGCTCTAGCCGATGACGCTCGCGAGATCTCGCTCGAGTACTATGCGGATCTCGCTCCTGCGCGCTCGTACATTCCTCAACCGTTCGAGGACAAAACTCTGCGCGACCGTCTTGCTGCGTCTGCACGCTTTGCGGTGGTTTCACCCACTGACACTCAGAGCCTGCTGGAAGGCACAGGTGTTCGGGCGATCCACGACACCTCACGCGAGACCCTGATCCGCAACGTCCGAAAGGAGGGCGGCAAATGGGCTCGTATTCCCGCATACGACGCCTGCGGATTCTGTCGACTCCTCGGCACTCGAGGTCCCGTTTACAGGTCCAAGCACGCGGCGCTCGCGTCCCACGACGGATGCGGTTGTGAGGCGCGCATAGCACGTCCTGGTCAGCGCCTAGAGCGTCCGAAGTACATGGACGGGTGGAATGACGACTACGAGCGCGTTCGGGCGCGTGTGGTCGCCGCTGGAGGCCCTACATCGGGTAAGGAGGGCAGGAACGCTATAGTCAACGAGTGGAACAAGGAACTGTACGCCAAGGGAATCCGAACCCGCGGTAAGAAGGACGACTCACTCAGAGACGCTGCGTGATATTGTTTCACTGTTCGATGCGCTGCACCACAGGCAGTACCCGCTTCTAAGCACCGGTCCTGTCCTCGCCCAAAGCTGCAAGCTGCTTGAACAGGAGGCCTCCCCGGGTCGTTCGTTGTCAACCTTTCTGCCCGGGTGAGGCCTTCTTCATGGAAAGGTAAGAAATGGGTAAGAAAGGCGGCGGCAAG